GGTCGCAAACTCTCCGATTCAAAGATTCAAGCGATTGATGATGCCATATCCGGCAAGATGCGTGAACTCGTACGCCGCGATCCGCAGGGATGGCAGGCAAAGACCAAAGACCAGAGAGTAACCGAAGCGGCAATGGCGGCAATGGACGACATCACAGCCGCAGCACAGCGCAAGGAAATGCTTGCCGGAATGCAGGCTGTCAAGGTCGCGGAAACGCAATCGCGCATCGCTGACATGAAGAAGGCCAGCGCGATGAAGGTCACGCAGTCGCAAGCTGTGATCCGCGATATTCAGAACTCGCAGAACTACGTGCATGCCGTCCATGATGATGCAGTTTCCGGACTTGGCGACATGCTCGACGCAGCAGGAAACAAAGACGGAACAGGGCTTCTCCGAAATCTCGGCATGAAGATATTCAACCTTGACAACCCGGCGATGACTGCCGATGTCGTGCGCGAAGTGTTCAAGGGCGCTGATGGCCATACCGGCAACAAGGTCGCCAAGGCCGGCGCACAGGCATGGCTGGACACCATTGAAAAGATGCGTGTCCGGTTCAATGCGGCTGGCGGTGATGTTGGCCGGCTGGATTACGGTTACATCGGGCAGGCGCATGACACGGTGAAGATTCAGAGCGTCACCCCGGATGCATGGGCGGAAAAGGTTCTCCCGCTTGTCGACCGTCAGCGATACCTGAATGAAGATGGTTCGATGATGAACACGGCGCAGGTCAAGCAAATGCTTGTTGCGGCGCATGCCACGCTCGCTAGCGAAGGCGCGAACAAGGTCGAACCTGGACAGTTCAAAGGAACCGGCGCACGGGCAAACAGTGGCAGCCAGCATCGCGTTCTGCACTTCAAGGACGGCGATGCCTGGATGGAATACGTGAAGGATTTCGGCGAAGGTTCGCTGTATGACTCCATGCTTGGTCATGTCGGCGCGATGGCCCGCAATATCGGGCTGGTCGAACGCTACGGCCCGAACCCGGAGCAGACATTCAGAGTTCAAGCAGACATCGCAGAACGGGCAGACGTTCGAGGATCGGCAAAGAATCGGTCATTCGGCAACGCGCCAGAGGCTTACTGGAACATTCTCAGCGGCAAGACCAGCAGCCCGGAAAACAATTTTGTGGGGCAGGTCGGGCAAGACGTTCGCAACCTTCAGACAGCGGCCAAGCTCGGAGGGGCGGTGATTACTTCGCTGACTGACGTGGGAACGATTGCGGCTACGCTCCACTATGACCGGCTTCCCTACTTCGACATGATGAAGAACCTCGGAAAGAATCTCGACAAGGATCACAAGGAATTCTTGCGGGCGCATGGCGTCATTGCTGAATCGCTGACCAGCACCATGAACCGATGGACCGGAGACCATATGACCAATGGTTTGACCGGGCGCGTGGCGAACTCGGTGATGAAGATGTCTTTCATGAACGCATGGACGGACGGCCTTCGCTCGGCATTCTCCGCAACAATGATGCAGGGATTCGCCAAGAAGGTCGGCAAGTCATGGTCACAGCTTGACGAATGGGATCAGCACTTGATGACCCGCAAGGGCATCACCGAAGAAGATTGGAACATTATCAGCAAGGCCGATCCGACAGAGCGCAATGGTTCGAAGTACCTGACGCGTGATTCGATCCTGGAAACTGGCGACGGCGCAGAGGTTGCAGCAACCAAATGGATGGCCTTCGTTTCCGACGAAGCACAATTTGCAGTCATCAATCCGGACATGGCAACTCGCGCCATCGCAACAGGTGGCGGCATGCCAGCCGGTACGATCAAGGGCGAGGCAATGCGATCATTCATGCAGTTCAAGTCATTTCCGACTGCGATGATTACCCGCCATTGGGGCCGCATCTTCGATACGCCGCAAGGGCTTGAAGGTGCGCCAACTGGATTCGGTGCAAAGACGGAAAGCGGCGCAGCAATCAACCGCATGGCAGTCATGGCCGGGCTGAATGTTTCGCTGATGATGCTCGGCGCGATTGTCTTGCAAGAGAAGGCGATTCTCGGCGGGAAAGACCCCTACGACATGACACAGCCGAAGTTTTGGGCGAAGGCATTGGGGCAGGGCGGCGGCCTTGGCTATGTTGGCGACTTCATTACCAAAGACCCGACCGAACAGCGCGGCAGCAACTTCGAACAAGCTGGCGGCGTAGTGCTTGGCCCGGCCGGTGGTGCGGTGGCTGGTTTGGCCGGCGATCTGGTTCTGACTAACATGTGGGAAGCAGCCAAGGGCAAGGACACGCATGCGGCTGCTGAAGCGTTGCGCTGGACGAACTCACAGCTTCCATATACCGGGCTTTGGCAAGTGCGCGGCGCGTGGGATCACTGGTTCATGCATAACGCACAAGAAGCGGTTAATCCCGGATACCTTGGCCGCATGCGTAGCCGGGCGATGAAGGACTGGAATCAGGATTACTTTTGGGCGCCGGGTGAAACCATGCCAGATCGGGCGCCGGACTTTTCAGCGATGGGAGGTAAGTGATGCGACAGGATCAAATCAGCCGTTTGCAAGACTTGGCCGAATCAGTCGGCGAAGTGTTTCTGGAAGAGGCCGACCCAAACAATTGGAACGGGGCCGGGCTTCCTCTATCATCGCTGGATTCGGATACCCGAGGGAATCGCTATTGGGACAAGAAGAACGCCATTCAGACCGGTTCTTTGTTGGCGCGCATTCTCGACCTGAAGGACCGCGACAAGGGCCACGGCGCCCCGCCGACCCCGGAAGATGATGCAGACAAGGAAATCAAGCGTTTCGAGAAACAGGCAAAGGACTTGATCGGTGCAATCCAGCGCGGCGCGGGATAACGATCCGGGGATACGTTTCGTTGCCTTCTTCCTCGCATGGGCTAACCTCATGCGGTGGAAGGTTCCGAACATCCACATTCGCGCCTGTTACTGGCTGGCGACTCGCGGCGATCTGTCGGTGCTTCGGTGCTTCCGTGGCTTCGGTAAATCAACGCTGCTGGCCGTCTATAACGCCTGGCGGTATTCGGAAAGCAAGGACTACCGGATTCTTCACCAAGGCGACCAAGACGGCACCGCATACAAGACCAGCCGCGACACCAAGCGGGTATTGATGCGTCACCCCTGGACGCGGCATCTTGTCGCGTTGCGTGGCGAATCTTCGTTCTGGTGGGTTCCCGGCGCTGACGATGAACGAAACCCGTCAATGCAGGCGGCCGGCATCATGTCGAACATCACATCATCACGCGCTGACGAAGTGCAGAACGATGACGTCGAGGTTCCCCGCAATATCCGAACGCCAGAGGCGCGGGAAACGCTGCGCTATCGGCTTGGCGAGCAGACGCACATTCTTGTCCCCGGTGGTCGCAAGCTCTACATCGGAACCCCGCACACGCACGATTCACTCTATGACGAGATGGAGTCTATGGGCGCCGACTGCCTGACCATTCAAATGTTCGCCGACGAGTTCCGCGTCGAGAAGGCAACGGCCAAAGAATACCGCGTGCCGTTCAAGCCTGACTTTGTGTTTTCCGGGATCGGAAAGCAGTCGAAGCTATTGGCCGAAGGCGTTGATTTCACGCTGACCAAGAAGGGTATCAGGTTCGAAGAAGCCCCCGGTTGCCTGATTGACTGCTATGCGGGAAGCGCATGGCCTGAACGATTCACCCGCGACGAGATGGAGAAGCGGCGCCGGGAGACACGCACGGTCAACGAGTGGGATTCGCAGTATCAACTCCACTCGAAACCAGTGTCGCAGATTCGCCTCGATCCGGATTGGATCATTCCGTATGACGTCGAACCGGTCATCAGGTACGCAAACCGCACCGCGTCAATGTGGCTTGGGAAGGCGAAAATTGCCGGCATGTCGGCACGCTGGGACCCGGCGTCCGGGAAGATTCGCAGCGACGTTTCTGCATTTGCGCTGGTGCTGCAGGATGAATACGGCCGGCGCTACCTGCACCGTATGGAGCAATTGACTGGCGAAGTGGCGCAATTCACAGAGGACGGGAAGCGCATTATCGGCGGCCAAGTGTTCCAGATTTGCGAGCTTGTGCAGAAGTTCAGCATTCCGCGCATTACGGTCGAGACAAACGGCATCGGCGGATTCGCTCCGGCCGTCCTGAAGGCCGCACTGAAACAGAGAAAGCTAATCTGCGGGGTATCGGACGAACTCGCCATTGAGAACAAGAACAAGCGCATCCTTGAAGCCTACGAAGGCCCGATGTCATCAGGAATGATGTGGGGACATAGTTCAGTGCTGGACGGTCCGTTCAGGGGGCAGATGAAAGATTTCAATCCGGAAACCAAGAACAACGCCGACGATTACCTTGACGCCGGCGCCGGGGCCATTACTGACACGCCAGAGCGCATCAATGTGCGCGTTGTGGAGGCAGAACGCGAGCCAGATCGGCACAACTGGCGCGGCAATTCCGGGGTGCATGAATACGAATTTAGTCGGGATTCCGCTTGATGCCATAAGGGACACTTTGGGCGTTCGAATTCGAGTTCCAGGCCATGACCATCCCCGTTCAAGATGCAGTCACATCGTCGGTCGCCAATGGCGTCACGACGGTGTTTCCGTTCGGTTTCAAGATATTGTCCGAAGATGATCTTCAGGTTCTGCTTGATGACGTTGAGGCGACATCCGGTTTTACGGTTTCCGGCGTTGGCGAAGATACGGGCGGCAGTGTCACATTCTCAGTCGCTCCGGCTAATGGGGTAAAAGTCACACGGGCGCTGCAGCCAGAACTCAAGCGCGAAGTGGATTATCAGCAGTTTGGGGACTGGCTTTCTCCCGAAGTGAACAACGACTTCGACAGAATCTGGCTGGCCCTGCAGATGCTGAACCACAACGACAAGCGGTCGCTGCGTATCTCAATCGACAACATCGTCGACCAGACTATTCTGGAAACTCCCGCCGAACGCGCTGGGAAGATCATCGGCTTCGACGCTTCCGGCAATGTGATCCTGTACGCCGGCAATGATATTGATGTCGGTCTGGTCAGTGCAATGATTGCCAACTTCTTGGCAACGACTACCCAGCTTGATGCACGGAACATCATCGGTGCTGGTGACATGAAAATGTCAGAGGCGCAGGCGCAAACTGGCGTTGCATTCACTTCGGCGGGCAGCGCAGGAACTCTGACGGTGACGACATCCCCGGCCTATGGCGTGCTTGCTGCCGGGCAGAGAATGCGCCTGAAGTTCAATGTCGCCAGCACCGGGACGGACACGCTTAACCGTGACGCAACCGGCGCCAAGTCGCTGAAGCAATACGATTCGACAGGAGCCAAAGTAGCAGCGGCATTCGCGGCAAACCAATTGGCTGATGTCGTTTATGACGGAACCGATTACGTTGTTCTTGACCAGCTTCCAATATCGCCGCTGCCAAGTCAAACCGGCAATTCTGGAAAGGTTCTGACCACAAATGGCGCCGTGGCATCATGGGGTAACGCGCTCCAATCTGGCACCGCTGTCGCAGCGACCTCTGGAACTGCGATTGATTTCACCGGAATTCCGACATGGGCGAAGCGGATCACTATCCTGTTCAATGGGCTGAGTGTCAGCGGAACAAATCCGATCCTTGTGCAGATAGGCTCTGGCGCAATCGTCAGCACTGGGTACAGTTCAAACGCGGCTGGAGCAATTAACGGAACTGCTCAATCAATCGCATCTTCAACCGCTGGTTTCTTGTTGTTCAACGACAACGCAGCCGACGTTCGGTCGGGATCGATGACTATCGCCTTGGTTGGCTCAAACGCCTACGTTGAAAGCCATAACGCAGGCGGAACCGTTGGGCGGTCCATCGTGTTTTATGGCGGGGGAGCGATAACGCTGTCTGGAATTCTTGACCGCGTTCGAATCGCTGCGACTGGTGGTGATTCTTTTGATGCTGGTTCAATCAATATCCTGTACGAGTAAATCATGCCAACGATCATTGAAGTCGATTTAAAAACGGGGGGTATATCCCAGCGCGAAATGACGCAGCAGGAAATTGACGCTATCCCGTCGGTCGTTGATTCAGCTCCGCAATCTATCGATGCCCTGCAAGGTTTGCTTGCACTCGACCGTGAAGGCATGGCCGGGTTCTACGAGACTTGGGCGAGCGCGCCGGATCGTACCTTTGCCCAGCGCGCCTTTATTGATAAGGCACTGACATGGAAGCGCAACGACCCGACTCTTAACGCGGCTGCGTCAGACCTTGGCCTTACATCAGCGCAGGTAGATTCATTGTTCCAACTGGCGGCGACACTATGAGTGATCCAAAGACATCTATTGCAAGCTATGCGGCATCCGGTTCTCTGGTCATCTTCGGCATGTCGGCCAATGACTTTGCCGTGATGATCGGCCTCGTCCTGGCGGTCGCGACATTCCTGCTGAACTGGATTTACAAGCACCGCCACTTCAAGTTGATCGAGCGCCAAGTGAATGGCATGCCATTTCCTAAACTGGATATGACCGATGAAACGTAGCCTATCCGCCGCCGTCGCTTCGCTGCTGATTGTTATTGCGGGATGGCTGACGCAAGACTGTTCGGCGAGTGATCTTGAGTGTCATCTATCGAATTTCTACAAGTTCGCTGAGGCACTATCTGACGTAATCAATGCTACGCAGTATTTTCAATGATTGAGAATTGCTTGACCTATGCGCTGAGAACATGGCGCTATGGTCGAAAGACAGATCACCTGGACATCAGGTGCAGCCATTGGGGCTGGTTTCCCCATTTTGCTGTGGTCTTTGAAATGGAAAACGGCGATCTCGAGAAGCGCGAATACGTTCCCCTATCCCCGCGAAAGCGCCTGCTTCCTCCGCTATTCTTCAAAGGCGTGGAGAAGATAACCTACTATCGAAAGGCATACGTCATCGATGGGCGCACAAATAATTAACCTTTCGCAGTGGAAAGCAGCGAATCCGCCGGCCCTGATGCTGTTCAATCACAGCTTGGCGTGCGCTCTGGCGTGGCAGCGTCTGTGGCTGTCGATTGCTTTTCCTCGGCGCTCTTAACCAAGAAATAAATCCAATCGGCCCAGCCTTGCATCATTTCCCGACGCTCCGAAAGATACTCGGCGTGGTTGTACGACGCCTTGACCTTGTTGCGCTCGGCGTGGGCAAGCTGTCGCTCGATAGCCTTCTCGTTCCAGCCGTGTTCGTGCAGGTAGGTCGATGCTGTCGACCTGAAGCCGTGGCCGGAGAATTCCCCACCGTACCCCATGCGCTCGATAGCCCGGTTGATAGCCGTCCTGGACATGCAGGTTTTGGGGTTTCTAGTATTCGGAAACAGGTGGGATCGGTTACCGGTTAGTTCGCGCAGGTCGCGCAACAGAGCAAGCGCCTGACGGGACAGCGGGACAATATGAACCTCGCCCGGAAGCATGTACTTCGCGCCCTTCATGTGTTCCGCTGGCACCCGCCATTCAGCGGCATCGAAATCAATCTCGGTCCACTCGCCCATTCTAAGTTCCTGCGTCCGCAGGAACGTCAGCAGCATCAGCCGCATGGCGATTCGCATGGCCGGCCATCCGCCGTTCACCTCGATCTTGCCCAAGAATTTCGGGATGTCGTCTTTGGTCAGCGGCGGGTTATGCCTGACCGCCTTGCGCTTGATTGCGCCCTTCAGCGCCACCGATGGATCGCCGGACGCCCTTGATGTCAGTATTGCGTACCGGAAGACCTGACCAGACCACTGGCGCACCAGAAGTGCCACCGACGAAGCCCCGCGCTTCTCAATTGAGCGAATGACGCTCAATAGCTGTGGAGCCTCCACAGACTTGATCGGCTGCTTGCCGATCCTCGGAAATACATCGCCATCGAATGTCGTTTCGATGAGCCGCCTGTATTGCTCCGACCATCCCTCCTTGTTTTGTTCAATCCATTCACGCGCTACCAGTTCAAAGGTTGTCGCGTGTTCGTTCATCCTTGCCAACTTCTCGGCTTCCTTCGCCCTGGTTGGATTTATCCCGAGCTTGGCCTGCTCTCGCGCCCATTCTCGAGCCTTTCGCGCCTCGGACAAAGTGACGCCTGGATAGTCGCCAATGGTGAATATTCCGTCCTTGCCATCGATCCAGTATCGGTAACGCCACGTTTTTACCCCGCTGGTCCGTACCTCAAGGTATAGCCCTTGGC